GATTTCATCCGTTACAGCCGCTACTATCTGTGCGCCAGAGGTAGACGTTCCAACCTCATAACCAATATCTCCCGTTCCGATAACTGGAGCGGTAACACAGAGAATCTTGATGTCAGTGATTATGGTGTTGGCTGGCTGGGTAAATTCGCCGATTGCAGGGCTGTCACCCGCTGTAGTGTTTACGGTAACGCCCGTGGCAAAACCAACGTGCTTGACGAACTTGTCTGTGACAATACCCGTAGAGGCAACATCAAAAACCGTAGTTTCCGCGCCCGTTCCGGCGGTTACGTTAATTACTTCAAACCCGTTTTCAGAACGAACGGGACCGTTAAAAGTTGTATTAGCCATTTCGTGCTCCTGTCGTGGCTAGTGTCGGCACATTATGCGCCGTCAGAAACAAATAGATCATAACCCAAAATAAAAGGGGCGGCAATAGCCGCCCCTCTCATTGTAACAACAAAGCTGGGCTTACGCAGCGCCAGCAGTACCGAAGACCGCACGCCAATCAGAGACGCCGAAGCTGTAACGCTCACGGGCCTTGAACCGCATGTTGCCGGTATCAAAGTCACCTTCCATCGCCGTCTTAATCGGAGAGCGATTGAAGTACTTGAAGCCGTTAGGTGCATCAGTTTTGATGAAGAACGCATCCGTATCGGTAAGGTAGTGATTGACCACCGCACCTTCCGGAAGCATGCCCATCGACTTTACGGCGTTCGTGTCGTTATCTGCCGTGCCCGAACGCAGGTTCGAGTTAATGACACGCTCGGCAATAAACTGAAGCTCTTTCGGAATGAGAAGCTTCATGCCACGAACGGCGATCTTTAGACCGCGCTCGTCAGTAAGACCAGCAATGTCAATCAGCATTTGCTCAAGCGAGGTCTCATTGAGATCCGACGCCGTGGAAAGCTGGTTGCGCTGGTTACCTGACAGACTCGGGTGAGCCGACGAGCAAAGCGCTGCGCCGTCACCAATTGGGTTACCCGTGTCAAAAGCGTTATTAAGAACAGCAGCCGCTTTAATCTGCTTGGTCTGGGACATAGAACGAGCCAGAGCCTTGGTGTAGCGAGAGGCCAGACGATCATAAAGATTGTCTTCGACAGCTTCTTCCGTAATGGAGAAAGCTAGTGCGATGGTCTCATGCTGATACCGAGCAGTGTAGGTCTCCTGCGCGTCGTCAAAGTTGATGGAAGTTCCTTCACCCTTGACCGGCGCAGTGCCGAAGCCACCGAGCATAACTTCTTCTTCGAAGGCTCTGTCCGAGGACTCCTCTTCAAAGATGTCTGCATGCTCGTTCTCGTAACGATCATATTCCAACCCGAACAATGCATTCAGGCCGGGTTCTAGTTCTTTTGCAAGCTGTGCGCGAGAAATAGCCATTTATTTACCCTCCTAAATGCCAGTCGAGTCAGCGGTGGTTTGAGAATCAAACCGTCGCGTACCCGCATTGAAGTGAGCGTTCAAACGAACAATCAGCGGAATACCCGCAGCCGCGTAGTCGCTATTGGCTTCGTCATCAACGATGCCAACAATTCGCAGTGGCAGAGTAGCCGTGGTTGCAATCGTAGAAACACCCAAAGCGCTGTTGGACGACCCTGTATCTGTACTACCCGTGCGGGCAGACGTACCGAGCGAAGCATTAGCGAAAACAGCCGCTAGCGCAGTTGCGCGATCTGTCAGGGTTGCGTCAGAAGCAACTTTGAAAAGCTGGTTTGGGTTGTCAGCAACAAACGCTTTCACCGGGAAATTGGTGTCAACGCTTACGCTGCCCGAACCGGGCCAATAGTTGATAAAGACCGGCTTTTTTGAAACCGAGTCTTGATATTCAACGCCCATCAGGACACCAAGTGCTTGTGTAGTACCGCCGGACGTAGCTCCGGCCTGATCAATCACGCCCGCTGCAAGCGGAACGCAAATCGAGTACTGAAAAATCGCATTGGTGTTGTTAGAGGCAATTTCGTACTGGGTTACACCAGTCGAGTTAGCGCCACTACCAACAAGCCCGATAGGACGAAGACCGTAGGCAGTTTCTTGGTTTGCCATAGTGGGATTCTCCTAAAGGAGCGGTCACGTTTTATTTCGTGAGCCGCCGAAGGTTACACGAGATTGACGATCAGGTTTGCTAATCGTCATCGAGGAATGTGCGTTCTCGCGCATCATATCAGAATCAACAGCTTGCATTTGATCAGCGTTACGCTGGCGGAAATAATCGTTCCGTTCTGCAATTGTCTCAACTGGCATACGGGCAAGAAGCAAACCACCCACACCAAACACACCTTCATATTTACCCGATTCGACTACCGGAGCTTCAAAGTCCGGGTATTCATCCTGACGTACAAGTTCCCAGCCTTCACGGAGTTTGGCACTGATGTTCTTTCGATCATCAAAACCACGAGTCTCCGCTCGGATCCATCGATGCTTGTAACCGTCCGGGGCGGGCGGTGCGTCCAACATGGACGGAGGAGCCCACGGCTTACGCCTTTCCGTAGAACTCCGAGTCTGTTGCGTGCGGGACTTCCGCTTTTCTTGTGACGTATCAACTTCGTTGTTTTCAACATCTGACATAGCTTAATCCTTCACGTATTTCGCGTATTCTTCAATCGGCACACCCAGTTTTTTCGCTATTGCGACTTGGCTAGGGGTGAGTCTAACCTTTTTCCCACTACTGCGCCCAGAACTTCCGCGGGATACTGAAGCAACCGTCTGTGCGGGCCGTTTGCTTCCACCGTTAGATTTAAGTTTATGGGGAAACTCATTTCCCATACGCTTGTCTAACTCAGTATAGTAATCATCGCTTGTTGGGTCAAACCCATCTTGTTCCACTAATTTCTTGTGGATTCCGAAGGCGGCGTAAGTCATCGCCTCATCCTGACCAAACCAAGAGTTTCGAGAGGCCCATTGTTCGGCCTGCGGATCAGGGCGTTTTGGCGGCTGTTGCGGCTGTCCCGCCGCCATCTGCGCCTGCTGTTCCGCCTGCTGACGCACCCGATCCTGCTGCATCTTGGCCTGTTGGGCGCGGTCGTTTTCTAAAGCCAACGACGTAAGCTTGCGCTGCGACTCAATAACACCGTTCGTATCGCCAAGATCAATGGCGCGGGCCAGCTCTTGCTCGGCAGTTGCGACCTGCGTCTCAACTCGGCTGCTGTATTCATTGACGTAATTGTTGTCCAGAGCATCCATGCGCTGGCGAAGCTGCTCCGCTTCGCCCTGCACCTGACGAGCATAGTTAATCGCTTCTTCACGCTCGCGCTCGGCGGATCGCATTTTTTTAGTCAATCGATCAATACGCTTCTGAACCGCGCTTTCGGCCTTTTCAAAACGGTCGTCCGACTCGTCCAACTCTTCCGAATCGGCAGCCAGCGGGGCTTCTGGAGCTTCTTGCTCCTCTACCTCTACCTCTACCTCGATATCCGCGTCTTCCGGCGCGTCATCATTCTCAATCACATTTTCATCGGTCATTTTGCTCTCCTAGAAATGAAGAATATCTTCGGGCTCAAGGATCTTGGCCAGAATTTCGTCATCATTTAGAAGACGAACCTCACCACCGTCGATCCTGAACCGGGAACCCGCATAACGGGCAAACATTACCCAGTCTTTTTCCTCGCACCATGCTCCGGTGGAGAATTTTTCCGGGTCTTTGTACGCAAGGGGGCCAACCTTTAAGACGTAGCCGACCTGTGTGGAAACACTTTGTTCCTCAACGGCTTGGTCTGGGAGGATAACGCCACCCTCTGTTTTGCCCTTACCCCGATAGGGAAGGATCAAAATACGCCAACCCGTGGGGGTCGGCAGGCGTTCTAGGAGGGGTTTCCCGATAGCTTCGGGGTCCAGTACCTTCTCTTTACGATTTTTGTAAATAGAAGAAAGACCTTCTACACCGGCTTTTGCGGCTTCAAGGTCCACTTTTTGGGCTTTAGTCAATACTTCGCTCCTGTTTGTCTAGCAGGCTCTTGAGTTCCTGTTCCACGTGATTAAGGGCCTCTAAGTTGCCCATGAGCTCACGATAATGCTCCATGTCCTTCACGTTGTTAAACTGAAGGATATCAAGGATGTTTTCTCTCCGTTCCCGAATAATCCGAAAAGTTGCTTCCGCAAAGAAGATTTCGTCCATGAAGTTACCGCATCTCTTCTGATATGCTCACATGGTCTCCTAGCATGTCAGATACATCTTGTCACTAGGTATTTAATTTTATTTAAGCGAGAGCTCTTATTCTGCCCACAAGACGCTCTGCGCGGTTCGTAACCTGCTTATACCAGCGGCTATCCACCATCTCGTCTGCTGCGCGGTTCCAGTCCCGCGCATCAACGCCCGCCTTCATGCCCTTAAACTTGGACAAACGCGGGCGGCCCATGTTGAACATCATGTTGGCTATGACCAACTGCGCTTCGTCGGGAAGTTCGGCAAAGTCCGGATAAAGGATTCCACAGTCGTCCAGTGTAGTTTGAACGTCTTCCGCAAAGCACTCGTTTACGCGCTCTTCGCTGACAGGCGTTCCCACAGGATGGCCATGCTCCAAATCAGAAGGGCGGACAAGATGGCCAAGACCAAAAGTGGGAAGAGACAAATGATCCAGATAAATTTCATGTACAACACCTTCGTCCCTAGCCAACTCTTCACGGAGCTTTTTCACTAATTCGGGGGACATTATTTACTTACCTGTTTAATCTTTTCTACGGTTCTGAGGCCCCCCAACCCGAGCATTCCCATCAAAACAGGCATCATCTCGCTCATGTCCAGCGTCGGCAACTCGATAAGATGACCCGTTTGCGCGAGAACAAATGAGGCAAGCGGAAATAGAAGGAAATTAAGGCACATCGCTAGACCGCATGACCAACCGATGAATGGCCGCCAACCGGACACAAAAATTGAACGGTGAGCCGCCTCAGTCTTGTTGATGTCCAACTGAGCGAGGTCGATCTTTGCGAGGTGAGTTGTTAGCTGCGCCTCGATCTCGCGCTCGGCGGCGGCCCGCTTCTCTTTGTCTTCAGGTAAAAACCTCCCAGCCACCTCCATTACTGAGGGCAAGACCGCACCGATTAAACCAATCATGTTGCTTTCCTCTCGTTAGACACAGGCGGATGTACTCCGTTGTGGATCTTATGTATCCGCTCTGATTCAGATTTGAGATAAGAGATATCAGCCAGAATGCTCGCTACTTGCATATGATCTCGGCGCAGGTTTTCTGGGCTGTTTAATTTGGCAAGAATATCAAGTCGCTGTTTTACAACAGCTTCGCCGTTTTCTAAATGGTCAATGCGTTGGTCGATCTTCCGCAAGCGGGACTCAATGTCATTCAAGGTTTCCTGAATAACCTTGATCTGAATTTTACCAACGGCGGCGGCTCCCGCAACGCTAAAGAGAATGCCGCCGAGAGTTACAATCAGCCTTATGTCGATAGCGCCGTCCATAAGGCCCCCTTAGACTAAAATACGCCCTTGAAATACCGGGGACGAGCAATAGGGCATTTATCGCCCCATAAAACTTTTGCCTGTGCGGGCCGCACCAGCGCCACGCATAGTCATTTTGCGAGGAGTGTCGCCCGCCATTGGAGCGGGTGCGGTTTTACCGTACGGAATACGGCCTTGACCCTTAATGTCGGCGTACTCAACCGCTTTGGGAGCCGGACCCGGCGTGTTTGTCACAATCTTTACGCGTGGTTTCATGGCCATAATAGTCTCCTAATGTTACTGGTCTCGTTTAAGAAGTTCGCGCTGCATAGCGGCGTCGATACGTGCCGCTGCAACTTTTTCCTGACTTGCCAGCCGCTGCTGGAATTGCTGAGACCGCGTCTGCTGGTTCTGCGCGTCGAGATTGAGCTTGGCCATATCCACCTGCGCGTCTGACTGCTCGGCCTGTGCCTTGATCTGAAGCTCCTGCTGTTTAAGCTGAACCAGAGGATCAGGCTGATCGGACCCGGATACCTGACGACTAAGCTGCTGCACCTGTTGCATGCCCTGCGCCACGTACTGTGCAACCAAGGCTTCCATCTGAAGCATCTGCTCTTCATCCAAAGGCTGACCCTGTTGCGACTGAGACTGCTGAATAAACGCAACAATCGCCTGCTCCCGCGCACCAATTTGCACATGTTCCATGACGTGTTTCTGCAACGTCGTTGCAATCACAGGATTAGCCGCGACCATCGGACCGCTGGCAAACACCAAATGCGCCATGATGTGCGCCTGATGGTCCTGCCCCTCAAAGGCGTGAAGCTGCATCATGTCCAGCGCATCAATGTTTTCCTGCGCGGGATCCTTGGGCTCCGGCTCATCGACCGGGGTACGCTTCATAAGACGGTCCGCATCACGAACGCCTAGAGCGTCGTACATGTCACGGAACACTTCGTTCATGTTGTGAAGTTCCGGAGCCGCAGAAGCTAGCTGTAGCTTGGTCTGCGCCAGCGCAATGCGCTGTGCCTGAGAGAACACATTCGGATCGGAAACCGGAATTACGTCCACGCGGTCGTCAAAGTCTTCTGACTTGACGCTCGAATCCGAGCCCTCAATGCTGTACGGGTATTCGTCCGGCAAGCTTTCTGACATCACCCGTGCCAGCATCTTGAACTCCAAGCGCATAGCGTAATGCAGGCGCTTGTGAACAGCCGACATGACCCGCGAGCCCTGCTCCAGCAATGCAATGGTCGTACCGACCGGAGCCTGCTGGTTGCCGTCCCCAACTTTCATATCGGTGATGGTCGCAAAGCGACGACCCGCATCCACAACGAAACCGAGCAGGCTGAACAGCGTTTGGTCAGCGCCCTTAAACGGCAGCAGCATTAGGCTGTCACGAATAGCCCCTCCCGGTGCGTCAACATCCCTGAACTCACCCGGCTGAAGCGGATCGTCGTCGTCGCGAATCCGCAAACCACGGGCTTTGAAGCCCGCTGGGAGGTTTGACAGGGTTCCGGCGTCGATAAGCTGCCTCAGTGCTGCTGTGGCGGTCCGTGACAGCCCGCCAATCGTGTGAATAAGCCCCAAACCGTAAAATCCGAAGCCCGGAAGGAACTTATAATGGACAAAATACTGAATTTTCTTCTTCAGTTCGTCGTCTTCGCGGTAATTACGGCGAATCGACAGAATCTGGCCATTATCAAGCGAGATTGTGACGATATAAGGCACCTTAATGCCCGTTTCCTCGCCATCTTCGTCAACTTCTTCGTACCCCTCAAGGTCCAAATCAGCATGACACTCCAAAAGGGTACAGTCGTAGTCAATTTGAGAGGGCGAAAACCCGTCAATGCGGTTAATTTCGTCCTGAACCTCGTTATTTTCGTCCTGTCCGGGGTGAACCGGGATGTCCAGATAAAAACCAGACACCTGACGCTTCCGCAAATCGTTCAACGACATGCGAATAACCTGTGTAATGTTGGGACAAGTCTCTAGATCAGCCGTCTCATACGGTACAATCAGGTTCTCCGCCGGTACAAACTTGCTTACCGCCCGATCCAACGTCTCGTCAAAGTAAACCTTTTTGAATGTACTACCCGCCAGAGGTAGATAGAACAGCATCTGGTCCAACTCTGGCGTGTATTCCTCCATCACATTCGTGATGTAGTAGTTCATAAAGTTGCGAACGCGTTGCGACTGCTGGTTTTTGGCCGTGGTATCCGCGCCCATGACCACGGTACGCACCGGACCACCGGCAGGCAGTAGCTCGTTGAACGCCTGCGCCTGAAACTGCGTAGCAGCCTCGGCCAAAAGCGGATGTGTCACGCCCGACGCGCCACGGAACGGCTCACTGCGTTCCTCGTAATTAAATCCTAGAAGGTCCAGACCCTTGGAATACGCATCCTCCCAGTCCTGACGGCTGGCCCGGTTGGCGTCATACTCGCCCAAAAGCTCACCGGCGATGCGGCCAAGCTCGCGGTCCGGGATCTCCTCGGCCAAATTCATGTAGAAATCGTCGTTCTCACCACGGCGATCATCCGGATCAAAGTCAACCATGACCGACCCGTCTTCTTCCATCTCAATTTCAATCGGAGCATCCCCCTCAAACGGAAGAACATTCTCCTCATACTGAGAACCCGGAAGCTCTATCTCAATCTCCGCACGCAAATCCTCCTCATCCAACTGAGAAGGCACGTTGCGATCCATCAAACCGCCATTGGGCTGCAAAGCCATCAGGTTTCTCCTGCGTCAGTAATGCGCTCTTATATCATAAACTATTAAGAGTTTCAGGCAACTTTACATTATCACCCATCTCAAGAATATCACCAAATATATGCGGCATCGTGCAATACCCCTGATTGGGGTCCATAATAATCACCGTGTACGTCTTCTTGCCCGCATAAAACAAATAAGGCACCCCCATCTTGGATATGCCCGAAAACAAGAAAACCTCCCCGTACTCCGCCATCAGCTTCTCAACCTTCTCCACATCCTGCGTGCAAAAAGTCGTTTGAGCATAAGAGCCGTGGGCCGTGAAACACGGCACAAGGAAC